GCGTGTGGCGGCGAAGAAGAACCGGCAGACGGTCTCGGAGATGGTGCGGCAGTTATTGAAGGCGGAGGCGCGGCGTGTGGGTACGTAAAGGACAGCGCACCTTCAAACATGAAGATTTGTTATGGCCATTTTTGGAGTGGAAGAATGGCCAGCGGACGAAGTGTGAAGCAGAGAATTTGACGTGGGGGTTATTGAAGAAGATTTGGTCAAGGATGGCCAGGAGATGTAGGCACTGTGGGCGGTGGTACTTGAGGCGTTTTCGGCACATGAAGTTTTGCAGTACGAAATGCCAACAGGCGGAATTTCGTACCACGGGTAAATGGAAGGCACATAGGCGCAAGTACAATCGTGAGTACTGGGAGGTGTTACAAACGCGACATGGGTAACAGTATCTACATTCGGGACGTACCGGTTGAGGTGGTGAGGAAGGTAAAGGCGCGGGCGGCGGAGAATGGTTTGACGTTGCGGGAGTACGTATTGGCGAAGCTGGCGCAGCCACAGGAGATTGTGTTTGGTGAGAATGGGATTCCGCCGTTGCCAATTCTAAAAGAGGTTGGTGGGGCGCGTTCGTCTGACGGAACAGGCAGCGAAATGCCAGTTACAGCGAGCAAGCGGGCCGAAAGGCAGCGCACGTTGAGGGCGAGAAGCGCAAACCCCGTACCCCACCAGCAGGATTCTGCGCTAAAGACGGTCACGAGGGACACATGGGACAGTTGAACATACGGAACGTGCCCGACGAGGTGATGAAGCGGTTGAAGCGCGGGGCGGTGGATAAGGGGATAACGCTGCGGGAGTTTGTGTTGCTGGTATTTGATTCGAGCGGGTTAGTGACGAATCAAGGGCCAGAGAAGATACGGAAGATGACGCCAGAGCTGGCTCCTGAATCTCAGCAACCGGCACCCTAAAATAGATTCCCCTTGACAGTTACAGGGCAACCCGCGTACAAACGTGTTTGTACGGACACACCCCCTATCCTCGCGGGGCTTCTGTAGAAGCGAGGCTCCGAGGCTGAATCTCTAGGTGTCTCTCAGAATCTCGTTCTACAAAGTCCAATCGCATACTGGCTCTACCTACCATCTCTCCCGACTGGAAGTAAACCGGCTGCATGCTTTAGGCGAACTTCAGCCCTGGGAATACCGGCTGCGCGACCCGCGTCAGCATTACAACTTCATCTGGCTAGACTCTCAGACCATTCAGGAAGCCAAAACTTTCCCCCTACGGGGTCTAAGCTGTAAACCCACCCCTACCATGCTCAGAATCAGCGAGGCTTTCATTGCAGTATAAAAAGGGCTGTGAGCCGAAGTTAAAAGGTGTTCGTTTCTTACTGGCACTGGCTACCGCTCTAGGACTCAGGAAAAAGAAATGCACAAGCTGAAACCACTGGAACCCGACCACTACGGCACTGGTAAGTGGGCCTTATCCGGCAGGAACCTCAGCCCTTTCGATGTGGAGAATATCACCAAGAACGGCGTGGATTGGGATAAGGACATCATGCCCGATGGACGGTTGAAACATCCTCGCTTCCGCCTGTGCTCCCTCCGCAATAACCGCCCCCGTACCCGCCGCGCAGTGATGAACGACGCTACTTTTGAAGAAGAATTTTCCAAATGGCAGGAAGAATGGACTGCGTTATCTCAGGAAGAACGCGACGAGTTTGGGGATTTCAAGGTCTGGTTCAACAAGAAATACTCCTTCATCCTGGCCCGTGAACTTTTACGCAATGTGCTCGTCAGCACCCGCGTTCAGCAATCCACCAAAGCTGCTGCAACCTTCATGGAATTTAGCCAGTCCAAGCCAAAATCCATCGTGGAGAATTTGCAAGCCCAGCCGGAATCCATTGACCTCGACAAAGTGATTGAAATTGCTCTGGCGATGAAGGGCATCTCGCTTGACAGGTTCCGCAAGTTCATTGAAACCGAAACCCATGAACCAGCCCAAGCCTGACCTGAACGGTCAGTTGAAAGAATTTCTCCACAAGAACAGTCCCAAAGACTACCTAGCCGATTGTCTCAGGATTCAGCACAAGGGCTGTAAAGACGAGAAGTGTGAGTGCAAGACCACCATTTCCCGTACTGCCCCGTTCCACATCAACACCCACCAAAAAAAGATTCAGGATGCCATAGACCGGCAGCGGCGTATTGGCAAGCCAGTGCGCCTCATCTGTCTCAAACCACGCCAAACTGGAATTTCTACGATTTCGACCGCCAATATCTTCCATGCCTGTCGCTTCTGGGGTGGTAACTCGATGGTGGTTTCGATGGACTTGGATTCCTCAGAACACATCTTCAGTATCAATCAAAGATTCCATCACTATCTACCTGAGCGGGAAAAGAAGATTCTGAGGACGGTTGCCAGTAACCGCAAGGAACTCAAGTTCGAGGAACCGCATGGCGGGCGTATCGTTGTGGAAACCGCAGGCAAGACCTCCGCAGGCCACTCGTTCACGATTCGGAATCTTTTGCTCTCAGAAGTCCCGCGCTGGCCGGACGGCTGTGAAGACGCGATTGTGGGCTTACTGAACGCCGTGCCTTACGAACCCGATACCCTGGTTATCAGCGAAGGCGTAGCCAACGGCATGACCGGGTGGTTTTACGAAGAATGGCATCGCGCCAATTCCGACTACGAGAAAGTCTTTCTCCCGTGGTTCGAGCATTCTGAATATGCCATGTCGTTGCCTGAATCCGAACCGCTCTACACCGCTCATTTGACGGACGAAGAAAAGAAACTCATCGCCCGGCATAACCTTTCGCTCGAACAGATTGAGTTTCGTAGATGGTGTACCCGTGAGAAGTGTAAGGGCGACCCCAATACCTTCAAGGAACAATACCCGGCCACGTCGCAAGAAGCGTTTCTGGCTTCCGGCAACAGCTTCTTCAACATGGAAGCCTTGGATGCCATTGAAACCGTGGTTCCTCAGCGCGGCTACCTCAAGATTCAGGAGTCTCATTCCGGCCAGAAAGAAACCGTGTTCTACCCGGCAGTGAATGGCGAACTTAGGTTATTCAAGAAACCACAGAAGGGCCACTCTTACGTGATGGGCGCTGACGTGGCTGAAGGGATTGAAAAGGAAGGAGAGCCAGCCGATGACCGCTTGGACTATTCGTCCGTGGATGTTCTTGACCGCAACACCGGAGAACAGGTCGCTCACTTTCACTCGCGCATTACCCCCGATGAATTGGCTCGGCAGATGGCTGTCCTCGGACGCTACTACCACAACGCTTTCATCGGCGTGGAAGCTAACGGCGGGTATGGGGCGCACGTTCACGACACACTCCTGAATCACGAAGACTATCCCCGGCATCTGGTGTTCCGCGACCCCCAGAGCAAGAAGCTAGGCTGGACGACTACCCGCTCGAATAAGAAGACGCTCTGTTCAGATCTAGATGAAGCCAACCGCAAGAAGGAACTGCTCGTCGTTTCCGAGGAATCAGTACGAGAGATGAGAAGTTTCGTGAAGAAGCCCGATGGGAAACTGATGGGCGGCAATGACAAGAAAGACGACCGGGTGATGTCTTTAGCACTTGCCAATAAGATGCTGGTGATGGCTCCACCCATGAGCGACCAACCACAAAACGAGAGCCAGAATTTCAAGATTGTGAACATCGGGTTTAACAATTCCATGTTCGGAGCACGCCATAAGGAACCTCAATATGCGCACCAAAAATGACGGAACCTGTATTCACAAAATACCAGAACCGCTTTCAATTAGTTTTTGCTAAGAGGGGATACCTATTCCGCAGCCGCGTGCTCGCCAACTCGAATTATCTGAAGAATCTTCCGACCGGCTGATTCACCGTATCGAGGAAGACTACTCGAACGATTCCGCCGATATGGAAGGCCGTAACGCAGCCCTAGCCCGCTGGTACGGGCTGTGGCGCGTAGCGCGAAACATGAATGGCTTCCCAGAAGAAGAAAAACCAGCTTTCCAGGTTCCACTGGTACTCTGGCAAGTGCTCACCAAGTTAGGGAAGGAAGTCGATGCACTCCTCGGTGAAGAAGCTGAAATCATGGTCAAGCCCATTGGGGCTTCTGACTCCCCCAAGACCGCCAAAGTACAGCGGTGGATGAACTGGCGACTCAAGAACCTGAAATTCTTCAAGAAAATCTACGTGTACCTGCTGCAAAAGCTAGTGTTCGGGACTTCCATTGGGCATGTGTATTGGAAGACCAAGAAACGCACCGTCAAAGCAATGGAAATGCAAGCTGTACCGTACATCATCACCGACCCGCAGACTGGCTTGGAAATGAGCGACCCCTACACGGGCCAGCCGATGATGGGAATGCGCGAAGAGCCAGTGGAAGTCGAAAAGGAAGTGATTGATTTTGACGGCCCAATGCTCGATGTCGAAAACTTGGAACACTGGCTCGTCCCGACTTATGCCACTTCCATTGAGGATGCTGACCACTTTGCACGCATCCTGTGGCTCTCTTACGAAGAAGTTTTGGACATGGTGGACAACGGGCAAGTCCGCGAACTGACCGATGAAGAAAAAGAACAACTTCGACACATTGCCGAAAACGAGTCTCCGGCAGCTACAGAATCCGGTAGCTCGAAGCAGGTGTCCGATGAGAAGTTCGCACAAAGCGGGTCTTCCAGCGCACCGCAAGGACGACAGAACAAAATCCGCATCATCAACTGGAATGGCAAGTTCCTAGTGAACGAAGACGATGAGCGCGGGCAGGAAATGGTCGCGTTCTTCCAGCCCGACCGGAAAATCCTCTTAGGGGCTTTGCGGCTGGTGGACATGAATCCTGATGGACGCAGACCGTTTATTTCCTCGCACGCCATCATGGACATCAATTCGTTCTGGGGGATTGGCCCTGCCGAAATCTTGGAACCGATGAACAATGAAATGAATGCCATTCACAATTCAGCTTTGGCGGCTGCGGATGCTTCCAACACCATAATCATTCTGACTACCCCGACGATGGGACAGAACTTGGATGCCAAGAGGTTAGGTCCGGGCGTCAACCTGATTCCGACTTCCGATACCGAGAGTGCCAAAGTCTTGCAGTTGCAAGGCGGAAACTTGGCGCAGTACTCTACATTCATGCATCAGAACATGGCCTTCTCGGAACGTTCCGTTGGTGTGACCGAACAATCTATGGGTCGGCAGTCGGAAACCCCCAATGCCCCGCGTACTTTCGGCCAGCAACAGCTTCTCCAGAACGAAAACAATACCCGTACCCTACTCGATGTGCGTTTGGAAAGAGAGAATTTGGGAGAGATTCTAAAGCGCATCTGGGAAATGGATAAACGCTGGGTCGCCAAGCCGGTGTTTTTCCGCGTCACCGAGGAAGAGCCGGGAGATGTAATGGCTGAAGACGATTTTCAGGGCGAGTACGACTTTGAAATCGGGCCGATTACGATGGTTAGCAACAAGCAGCAAAAAGACCAAGACCTGATTATGGCTATTCAGATGAGTCAGAATCTCCCGCCTGTGTATATGAGCCTGTTCAAAGAGCTTCTCAAGCGCAAAGGCTGGCCGCGGCAAGCGGCCATGATTCCCGACCAAGCGGATATGCCTCAGCCCAAGACGCCTGAAGAAGAAAACAACCTTCTCTTGTCGGGACAGGATGTTGACCCGACGCCGATGGACAGTCATCCCGCGCATGTTGTCAAGCATCAGGATTTGATTGCTCGGCTGGAACAAGCCTATCAGCAACTTCCTGGATTGCAGAACAACGACCCGCAAGCCATTGCCAGGATTTCAGCGCATATCGAAAAACATAAAGTAGCCATGAAGCAAGGGGCTATGGCGGCACTGGCGGGAACGATGGGTGGGATGATGGGTGGTGGAATGCAGGGCGGCAATGGTTCTACGCCGCAAGCTCCGAATCAGCAAGCACAGGCTAGTCTATCCGCGCTAAGAAATAGCAGGGGAATCAGCCTCGGTTAAATGGCTGACTACACGCTCGGCAACATCAACGACTTGGAAGCCAATCCTGCATGGAAGGAAATCCTGCGGCGCATGAAGGTCGCTGAATCAGCAGCAGACGAGAAGATGGAAAAAGCGGA